AGTATTTTACACAGGATTATGGACTTGACTCAAAAGACAGATGGAGGTATAATAGTTTGGAAAATAATTCAAAGAGTGCTGATGACAAAGTAATCAAAAACTATGAAGAGACGTTGAGTATTATTTTTAAAAAAATACCGGACTCAAATGAGCCCCTTATCTATATGGTCGCAAGTGAAATAGGTTTCGAGATTCTAGATTTAAAACTGTCAATAAATGCTTTATTAGAAAGTGCTTGTTATGCTGGTATTTTAGCTTTATCCAGAACAATGGTGGAAAATTATATTTATTTAATGTATATACTCGAACAAGATTCTTTTAAAAGAAGCAAAGCGTATCAATTGAACATGTATAGAGATATAAAAAAACAATATGAGGCGCAAAAAAAGAATAAAAAATTACAACAAATGTCTGAACAAGATCAAAGCTTTAATGAACAAATTATTTTATATGAACAAAATGAGCCTAAAATTATAGAATATTTAGAAGAACTTGATTCACTCTATGGGCATAGATTAGTACCATGGTACAATGATGACGGAGAAACAAAAGGAATATATAAGCTATTTGAGCGTTTAGATAAGTCGGATTGGTATGATGGTATATATAGATACTTATGTATGGAATCCCATGGTAATAACGGATTAAAACATTTTGAAATGTTAGAAGATGGTATTGCAAAATTAAAACCAACTACGTTGGATGAAAAACAAATCAGTAGCATAACTTGTAGTATCCTAGATAAAACAAAAAAAGAATTAGAAAAATTAATTATTTAGAAAACAAAACTCAACCATTTATATGAAAGCGAGGTGGTGTTAATGGATGGCTAGAAAAAGAGATCCACGTCGTGACCAGGCTAAAGAAACTTGGTTAAAGTCAAACGGTAAAAAGGTTCTTAAAGAATTAGCTAATGAATTAAATGTTTCAGATTCCCAAATAAGAAAATGGAAATCGATAGATAAATGGGCTGAAGAATTAAAAGGTAATGTTACCAATTCAAAAAGTAACGTTACTAATAAAGGTGGAGCGCCGCCTGGAAACAAAAATGCCGTAGGTAACAAAGGGAATAAAAGTGCCTCGCCACCAAAAAGAAATAAGAATGCGGTAAAAACAGGTGAATATGAGACAATATTTGCTGACTTACTATCTGACGAAGAAAAGGACATCTATTCTAAACTGAATGATGATCCTTTTTTTATTTTGGATGAAGAAATAAGAATCCTGAAAATTCGCCAATATAGAATGCTTAAACGCATAAAAGATGCAGAGGCTGGCTTAAATGATGAAGAAGTTGAACGTTTGCAGCAGCTTCGGAAAGTTAAAGAGCCATCGGTAATTGATGGGAAAATGGTTACTGTTAAGAGAGAAGTTTTAAAAGATGTACAAGTCACTCGTAAAACGTTTAGAAAACTAGATGACATTTTGGCTATTGAGGAAGCATTGACAAGAATTAGCAATCAGTTAACAAAGGCTATTAAGCAACAGAATGCTTTGCTAGCAAATGATGCCAAATTACAACTATTGAAGGTTCAAACTGAAAAAGTTAAAGCTAGTTTAGATGCTACAAATGGAGACATGGATATGCCAGTTTTCATCGATGATATATCAGGTGATGAATATGAGTAAAAAATTATCTGAATTTCTTCCTAAAGCATTTCATACTACTTGGAAGATAGCATTAAACTCAAATATATTACATGTTGTTGAAAAAGGTGGCCGTGGGTCAGGTAAATCATCTGGCGTAGCACACATAATCGTTCAATTGATTATGAGATATCCTGTAAATGCTGTGGCCATTAGATATGTTGATAATACGATTGAGTTATCTATTTTTGAACAGATTAAGTGGGCTATTGAAGAACAAGGTGTGTCTAAGTATTTTAAAGTAAATAAAAGTCCTATGAAAATCACCTATAAGCCTAGGGGTAATTATATTGTTTTTCGAGGCGCACAGAATCCAGAAAGGATTAAGTCCTTAAAGGATTCAAGATTTCCATTTGCTATAGCTTGGATTGAGGAATTAGCCGAGTTTAAAACAGAAGATGATGTAAAAACCATAACTAACTCATTGCTACGTGGTGAATTAGCAGATGGTCTTTTTTATAAATTCTTTTATTCGTACAATCCTCCTAAGCGACGACAATCATGGGTTAATAAGAAATATGAATCTAGCTTCCAACCTGAGAATACTTTTGTTCATCATTCAACATATAAGGATAATCCATTCATAGCTCAAGCATTTATTGAAGAAGTTAATGCCACGAGAGCTAAGAATCCGAAACGTGCTGAGTGGGAGTATGACGGCAAAGCTATTGGTTCAGGAGTTGTTCCGTTTGATAATTTACGAGTAATAAAAGGTTGTATAACTGATGAAATGGTAGCTAACTTTGATAATATCAGAAACGGTCTTGACTTCGGCTATGCTACTGATCCGTTAGCGTTCGTCCGATGGCATTATGATAAAAAGAAAAATGGTATCTATGCTATTGATGAGATATACGGTGTGAAAATTAGTAATAGGGAATTAGCTAAAAAACTACATGAAAAGGGCTATCAAAATGATGAAATTTTTTCTGATTCTGCTGAGCCCAAAAGTAATGCAGAGTTAGTAAATGAGCATGGTATCAATCATATAAAAGGTGTTAAAAAAGGCCCGGATTCGGTTGAATATGGTGAGCAATGGCTAGATGACTTAGATTTTATTTGTATCGATCCATTGAGGACTCCAAATATAGCTAAGGAATTTGAAAACATTGATTATCAGACTGATAGAGATGGTAATCCTAAACCGAGACTAGAAGATAAAGACAATCATACAATTGATGCCACACGTTACGGATTTAACGAAGACATGTGGGCGAAGAAAAAAACTAAAATTAGTAAAAATCAAAGAAACAAAATAAAAAGAATGTTTTAAAAAAAGGAGTGTGAAGTATGGAAAATGAAGAAATCCAAAAAGTTAATGAATTTGAACATGGATCGGACATCAGCTATTCAAGTGATGTGAATGAAAATTTTGTTAGCTTTGGCGTAGAATCAAATATTCACTATAGATATAGTTCTGCAGAAGAATTGTTGGATAATACTGATGTTTTAGCAAAAATGATTGCGCACCATAATGAACACCAGGTTCCACGTCTACAGGTTTTGGATGATTATTATAAAGCGAAGAATACAAACATCATCAAAAATCGTCGCCGTAAGGAAAAAGAAAAAGCAGACCATAGAGCTGCTCATAATTTTGGAAAAGTTCTTGCAACGTTTGATGTTGGATACAATACAGGCAATCCATTAAAAGTCCAAATTAATAATAAAGCTAGTCAAGAGGCCATTGATAATTTCAATCAAGATAATGACATTGACGGATTGAATGGAGAATTGTGGTTAGATATGGATAAATACGGCCGAGCTTATGAAATCATATATCGAGATGAAGATGACGTTGATTATGTTGATCTATGCAATGTTTTTGAAACGTTTGTTGTTTATGATACAACGGTCAAGCGTAGACCAATACTTGCTGTTCGTTATCCTAAAACTAAATTTACTATAGATGCAGACAAACAGTATATTCAACCGATAATTTACACAAAAGACAAAATCATTACTTACGCTGAAACGACTCTTGCTACGATTAAACTAAGTGATCCGAAAGAGGATTCTCATGATTACAAAGAAGTTCAGATAACTGAGTTCTCTCCTAATCGTTTTAGAATGGGATTGTATGAAGATATTTTATCTCAAATCGATTTGTATGATGCTGGACAGTCTGACACTGCTAATTACATGACGGACTTAAACGATGCGCTATTAGTGATTAGCGGAGACATTGAAGCAGCGGGTTTATCAACCGAAGATGCTATTAAGCAAAAAGAAGCGAACATTCTTTTACTTGAATCTGGCACAGATATCAATGGTAACAAGACCTCAGTGAATGCTAGCTACATCTATAAACAATACGATGTAAACGGCGTTGAAGCCTACAAAGAACGAGTGAGAAAAGGAATACATGAAATATCTATGATTCCAGATTTAACAGATACAAATTTTTCTGGTGTTCAATCAGGAGAAGCAATGAAGTATAAAATGTTTGGTTTCAATCAAATGACGGCAGTAAAGCAAAGACTATTTAAAAAAAGTCTTGTGCGGCGCTATCGTCTTTTATTTAATCTGAAATCAAGTGTTTCTGAGATTGATAACTCCGATTTAAAAGGATTGCGAATTATCTTTACTCCTAATCTTCCGAAAGCAATTCTAGAAGAATTAAAAACATTGATTGACTCTGGAGCTGAGTTAAGCCAAGAAACAATTTTAGGTCTAGCTTCGTTTGTTGATGATGTTCAAGCTGAATTAGAACGTGTAAAAAATGAAAATAAACCATTAGATATTACTGATGAAGAAGTAGCCAAAACGAAAGTAAATCAGGCAAAATTTTTAGCTAAACAATCGGAAAAGGAAACCGAGGAGGAATGATTGAATGTCCTACTTGAAAAATCGTGAAGAATCTTGGATCAAAGAACAGATGAAGCTAGATCGCAACAGAGAAAAAGAAATTGTTCAACAGCTTCAAAATGCTATTGATGCGATTCAAACCGAAATTGAAGCTAACTGGGATAGATTTTCCAATGGTCAAAAGATTACGATTAGCGAAGCAAGAAAAATGGCTAATAAGATGGACGTACAACGCTTCGAAAGAAAAGCGAAGGAATATGTAAAAAATAAAGACTTTAGTCCACAGGCCAATAAAGAATTGAAAATCTATAACTTAGTAATGCGAGTGTCTAGATTAGAGCTATTAAAGTCTCAGATTGGCTTAGAACTAATCACGTTGTTTGATGCGCTAGAGAAGTGGGGATATTCTCAGTTATCTGAAGCAGCAAAAGATGAGTATTTAAGACAGGCGGGAATACTAGGTGAAACCGTTAAAGAAAATTATTCGTCTAAGGTTAGAAAAATTGTTAATGCATCATTCAAATCAAGTGACTTCCCTTCGTTTAGTGATAACATTTGGCAAAATTTTGTTGAAATGAAAGCTGATTTAGAAAAAACAATCACTCAGGCAATCACTCAAGGTAAAAATCCAAGAGCAGTAGCAAAAGAGATGGCTAAATTTTTAAAGCCTAACCAATTAAATATAAGATACAAGCTAAATAGGTTAATGATGACTGAAATATCTGGTATTCAAACAGATATTCAAAAGCAAAGTTACTTGGATGCAGATATCGAAGAATATGATTACATTGCAGAACCATTTGCCTGTGAAATATGTAAAAAAGTGGCTAAGGGAAGCCTTTATAGAGTATTAAAGATGAAAAAAGGTATTAATGCTCCTTATATGCATCCTCATTGTAAATGCTCTACTGTCCCTAAAGTTAGTGAGAATTATGAGAAGTCACTGAAAGAAAGAGGTCTGTAAATGGATAATCTATATAAATGCAATCAATGTCATAAACACACTCCTTTAATTAGAAAATCTGAAAATATCACGAAGGATGTCGAACACCATTATGCTGAATGTGCAAATTGTGGATATAAAGCGACAATTATGTATATGAATACCGAAATCAAGTTATTAATGCATGAACAAAGAAAAACCAACTTTGTTACAAAAAAGAAAGGTAAATTGACAGAAAAGCTAAACAGATTAATTTCTGAATTAAGAAAAGAAGTCGAAGAATCACTTTAAAATTATGACAGAAAGGTGTGATTCTATGAATGACGATCCTTATGATTATTTAGATGCTGATTATGAAGAATATTTAAGAAAAGAGGTTAAAATGATGGATTCACAAGAATTTATTGATAAATGTAAAGAAATTGTTTCAAATTATGCAAACAAACACTTGTATAAATCAGATCAAAAAGAAATTACCAAAAAAGATGTTTTTGTAGTTTGGAGTTGTAAAACATTGCAGAATAACAAAGCTCTATTAAGCACTACTTTACTTGATGGTATGTATTATGAATTAACATTAAACGGCGACAAGCAAGAGATTTATTTTGATGCATACAAAAAATGGGAAAATAAGGCAATTAAAGTCTAACAAACGTTAGGCTTTTTATATTGCCTTCTTACTGCTTACAGGCACTAAAGAGAAAGCTGTTTCGATTGATAGGCGTAACTTATCAAATATATCGGGTAGCGGCGTAACCGTGGAGGATAATCATGAAAACAAAAAAACTATTATTACCAATGCATTTACAATTCTTTGCTGACAATCCAGATACTGGCACTGGAGCTACGGACCAACCGGCCGGAGGTCAAGAGCAAACACCGCCAGGAGATAGCGGCAAAGATAAAGGTAATGAAAAAACGTTTTCTCGTGGTGAAGTAGCAAAAATGATCGCTGCTGAAGTATCAAAAACAAAAGAAGCTTGGGAAAAAGAGCAACAAGAAAAACAAGCAGAAGCAGAAAAACTGGCAAAAATGAATGCTCAGGAAAAAGCTGAACATGAAAAGAAACAGCTAGAAGCAAAAATTGCGGAATTGGAACGTAGTCAAGCATTAGTTTCCATGTCAAAGGAAGCTTCTAAAATGCTTTCAGAAGCTAGTTTGCCGCATGACGATGATTTGCTAGGATTGATTGTTTCAGATGATGCGGAAGCCACAAAAAAAGCTGTCGCTATTGTTACGAACTATGTATCAATGATTAAGAAAGAAAATGCTCGCCAAAAAACACCAGGTGAGGGTGGACAATTTTCAACTGATAAAAAAGAAACCGAATCAGTTGCAGCTCTTGCAGCAAGTAAACGAATTGTAAAATAGGAGGAAATATAAATGAAGAAAAAACAATTAATGAAAATGGATATTCAAATGTTTGCTCAAACATGGAATCCAGACAACGTCACTGTATTAGAGAAAAAAGATGGAACAATTCCAGATAAGTACAACACTTTAATTTTAAAAGATGTGATGGAAAATTCTAAGTTAATGCAGTTGGCTAAATATGAAGAAATGGACGGCAAAGAAAAGAAATTCGAATACTTTGCAGAAGGTCCTGGGGCGTACTGGGTTGGTGAAGGCGAAAAGATTAAAACGTCTAAACCTAAATGGTTAAACGTAACGATGACTGCGAAAAAAATTGGTGTTATTATCCCAGTTTCTCGGGAATATTTAACTTATAAGATGTCTGATTTCTTTACTCAAATGCAACCAAAAATCGCAGAAGCATTTTATAAGAAAATTGATGCGGCTACTATCCTTGATAAAGAAAATCCATTCTCTCAATCTATTGAAAAATCTGTCATTGCAGCTAGTAATGTAATTGAGGGCGACTTGACATATGACAACATTTTAGCATTAGAGGATTTGCTTGGAGAAGGTGAATACGATCCGAATGCTTTCATTTCTAATCGTAAGAATCGTACAGTGTTACGTGAAGCAAGTAAAAAAATTGGTGACACAACTCAATTTATTTATGATCGTGTCAGCAATACTATTGACGGACTACCTGTAGCAGATCTAAAATCTATGGATAAAGGAAACCTTTATACTGGTGATTTTGATTACTTGCGCTATGGTATCCCATTTAACATTAATTTCAAAATTTCAGAAGAAGCTCAATTATCTACTTTAACGAATGAAGACGGTACGCCTGTCAACTTGTACGAACAAGAATTGGTTGCTTTACGAGCTACAATGGATATTGGTTTCATGGTCATCAAAGATGAAGCATTTGCTAAGATTCAACCAAAAGCTGCGGGGGAGTAACTAGCCCTGTTGTCGGAAAAGTAACACCGACAACAAATGGGGCGACAATCGAACTAACTTAGGTGGTGTTTTGATGTCAGAGATAGCAAATGATGTAAAAAAATTATTAAATGGCAGTCTTGATGAAAAATTAGAAATCATTGAAAGACGTACAAAAGATCGGCTTCAAAATATATTGAATGTTATTGAGTTACCAAAAAGTTTTGATTCAGTTGTATATGAAGTCACTTTAAAACGATTTAATCGTATTGGCCAAGAAGGAATGCAATCTTATTCTCAAGAAGGTTTATCTATGGCATTTCCAGACTCTGATTTTTCTGAATATCAAGATGAGATTGAAGAGTATAAGAATAAGGAAATAGAAGAACTTTATAAGCCTAAACGTGGGAGGTTTACATTTTTATGAGATATTTAGATGAAATTACCTTTGTAAAAAAATCTTCAGAATCGCATTATGATCCAAATTCAGGTGAATGGATTGAAGAAGAACCGTTTAGAAAAACTGCTGATGTCAATGTAACTGATATTGGTACAAATCGTTCTATTACTATTTTCGGAAGCATTAAAGAAGGGGCTAAGGTCATTAGGATACAGCCCCTTTTCGTTATTCCAGAATTTGATTACATTGAGTTTGAGGGTAAAACTTGGGAAGTTATTACAAGTAGAGTTCCTGCATTAAGAAATAGCTTGATTATTCAGGAAGTGACTATTGATGGCAAGAAGTCAAGTAAGAATTAATGGATTAGCTGGAATTTCTAAAAAACTAAAGAGAAATGCTCAACTTGATGATGTGAAAAAAGTTGTTAGAAATAACACAGCAGAATTAACCGCCAATATGCAAGCTGAAGCCGGAAAAGTGTTAACTGGACACTGGGAAGGTAAAAAGTTTGTTAAACCAACTGGGGCAACAAAAAGAAGTATCGTTATGAGGCTTTCGAACAATGGTTTTTCTGGGCATACAGGACCAGGAACGGAATACGCACCGTATTTAATAAACGGTACGAGATTTATGGTGAAACGTGATTTCTTTTTACCACCGCTGAAACAACAAAAAGTGAAATTTAGAACGGACTTGGAAAGGTTGATGAAATGATTAAAACAAGAGATCAATCAATCTTCGATGAAGTGTATAAGAAGTGTCAATCACTGGGTTATGAAACCTACGATTATAAACCTATGAATGATGTAGGTTATCCATTTGTCGAATTAGAAGATACTCAGACACTGCACCAAGCCAACAAAACTGATATTAAAGGTTCGGTTACATTGAATCTATCTGTATGGGGGTTGGCAAAAAAACGTAAACAAATATCGGATATGGCTTCAGCAATTTTTGCTGAGGCTCTATCTATTTCTGAAACGGAAGGTTATTATTGGTCGCTCAATATCCAATCAAGCGGTATTCGGTTAGTAGATGACATTTCGACTAACACACCATTGAAGCGGGCAATGATATCTTTAGAATTCAAAATACTATAGAGAGAAGGAATAAAAATGGTTAATGAAGCAAAAGAAGCGGCTAAAGGTATTGATATTATTTTACTTTTCCGTTTGTTAAAAAAATCAAAAGAGGAAGCAGCATGGAAATTAGCTTTCCAGACAGAACATGAAAATACAAAAACAAAAGATAGTGACTCCGTGGCCACTAAAGATGGTCCGATTCGCATCCCAGGGTCATTAGAAATTGATTTTTCGGCGACATCTATTTTATCAGTCGGTGATCCATATGTTGACCAGCTAGAAGAAGCTTTAGAAAATGACGATATTATTGAAATCTGGGAAATCAACAAAGCAGAAAAAGGCACAGGAGATAATGCTGACAAATACAAGGCAACCTATTACCAAGGATATGTAACATCATTTGGTAAATCGCCTAATGCTGAAGACACCGTAGAAGTTTCATTAGAATTTGGTATCAATGGTAAAGGTGCAAAAGGATTTGCAACATTAACTGCTGATCAAGAAGAAGTAGTTCAATATGTCTTCAAAGATACGACTATTGAAACAGCTGATCCGGGAAAGTAGATAGCCCTTCTGTGGGAAGTGTAACTCCTACAGTCGATGGGGCTTCTATTGAATTAAGCTAAGAAAGGAAAATAAATATGGTGGATACTTTTAAAATTTATAAAGGCCAAACCGAAGTTGTTTCCGGCACATCACCTTTAACTATAACAGGAATGGAACCTAACACCTCTGTGCCAGTTGGTGAGTACCAAGTAACTCGTGTTGTTAATGGGAAAGAATCAGAGCGAGTAGATATTCCAGCTTTTAAAACATTGTCTATTGCTGTGACTGGCTTAGAGTTTTCTCCTAAAACATCAACAGCAGATGCGGGTACTGCAGGTAGCCGACAAATCACAGCAACTGTCTTGCCTGAAAATGCAACCAACAAAAAAGTAACCTATAAGATTACGCCTGAAACAGAAGGTCTTGCTGTCTCTGAAACAGGAAATGTTACTTGGACAGAAGCGGTACCGGATGGTGTTTATACCACAACAGGAACAACAGAGGATGGTAAAAAAACAGCTCAACACACCTTAACATTGAATAATCAAGCTTAAAATAAAATTTAGAGGGCAGCTTAGCGGCTGTCCTTTTCTTATGGAGGAAAAGACATGCAAATCGAAATTAAAGGGAAAAAATATAACTGTATTTTTGGAGTCAAGTTTATTCGTGAATTGGATAAGCAGCATGGGGTAGTTCGTAATGATGTGAATCTTGGTATGGGACTAACAACATTATTACCGCAGCTAGTAAGTGGAAATATCGTTGTTCTATCTGATGTACTTTACACAGCTACCATTACGGAAAAAAGTAGACCTTCTAAGGATGAAGTAGATGAGTTTGTTGAAACTATTGATGATATTGAGGCGTTATTTGATGAAACGTTGAAAAACTTAGAAGAAAGCAATGCGGGAAAGTTAACGGTCAGAAATTTCAAGAAAGCTCTGATGGAGAACAAGTAAGAGAGGAACTAACCTCAGCTGAAGCTTATGAAAATATTCTTATTAATTGTTTTCGTTACCTAGAAATTACTGATTTATCAGAAATTGAACGAATGACTTTGTATGAATATGAAGTTAGGCTATTGGCGTTTCAGTTAAAAAGACTTGACCATGAAAGAGACCTCTATCTTCAATCTTGGCTAAATAACCAAATTAAGGCGACTAAAGGTAAAAAATCTGAACCTTATTATAAGGAATTCAATAAGTTTTTCAATTATGAAGAACGAGAGAAGCTTATTTTGGGTAAATCATTAATTGATGAAAAAGTTGATATAGGAGCAATTGATTTATTAAGAAAAGCAAATAAGTAGGAAAGGAGGAAAATAATGGAATCATATTCAGTCGAAGCAATACTTACTGCTACTGATAGAACGTTTAGTAGCACGATGAGTAGCGCTGAACGTTCAATGGCTGGTGTAAACAAGCAATCTGGTGAGCTAGGGGATGGATTGGATAAAAGCACCACTAAAGGGAATCAATTAGGCAAGTCAATTCTTAGTATTGGAGCAGGTGTGGGTGCCGTAAAATTAGTATCTACGGCCGTAAATATGGTTAAGGATTCTGTTGAAGGAGCTATTAACCGTTTTGATACGTTGAATAAATATCCTGTAGTTATGAAGGCTCTAGGTTACTCAACAGAAGATGTAGATAGATCAATGACTAAGTTAAGTGATGGGATTGATGGGCTTCCTACATCGTTAGATGAAATCGTATCAAATACGCAACAGTTAGCAATTTCAACTGGTAGCTTGAGTAAAGGAACTGACACAGCTATTGCATTGAATGATGCCTTTCTTGCTTCTGGAGCTTCAACTGCTGATGCGACTCGTGGTATGCAACAATATATTCAAATGCTCGGTAAGGGTGAAGTTGATATGCAGTCTTGGCGAACTTTACAAGAAACAATGCCAATAGCTATGGATAAAGTTGCTAAGTCTTTCAAAGAACAAGGTGTAAACTCAGTTAACCAATTATATGATGCCTTAAAAGAAGGAGATATTACATTTAATGAGTTCAATAATCGTTTGATTGAGTTGGACAAAGGCGTAGGTGGTTTTGCGGATTTAGCCAAGAAAAACTCAAAAGGTATCAAGACCTCATGGGCAAATATTAAAACAGCCACCGTTAAAGGTGTAACTACAGTTATTAAATCATTTGATGAATTATCCAAAGCAGTGACAGGAAAAAATATTGCCGAAAACTTAGACTCTTTAAAAAATGTAGTTAATATAACTTTTAAGGCAATTGATGCAGCGATTCAATCAACTATTCCGTTGATGAAACTATTCGGAAAAGCTATTACGTCGATAGGTACAGCCTTAACACCATTACTACCAACAATTGCCAGTTTTGCTGCCACTTTTACAGCATTGAAAGTAATTCAGCAAGTGACAGGTTATATAAAACAATCTGAATTGGCAATCAAAGCTTATACAACCGCAATAAGTTTATACAATGGAATATCAAAACTGGCAACGTTGTCTACCACAGCACTCGGAAGAGCATGGATGTTAAACTTAGCAGCCGATAAAGCCAATTCTGCAGCAATAGCAATAAAAACTGGTCTTTTAGTGGCGCAAAATACAATCGTTGGCGTTTTGACCGGAACAATTAGTTTAGCTACAGTAGCTACAACTGTTTTTAGTACCGCTATGAAATTGTTGATGGGCCCTATTGGTTGGGTAACAGCTGCAATAGGAGGACTAGTAGCTGTAGGGGTAAACTTGTGGAAATGGTTAAATAAGGAAACTGAATCAACTAAGGCAGTTAAAAAAGAACAAGAAAGCCTTATGAAAACAACAGATGATTTGATTAAAAAGAATCAAGAACATGCACAATCACGAAAAGATGAAGCTATTGAATTGGATAATACTAAAGAAAAATATAATTCAATGATTTCTGAAATGGAAATGCTCGCTGCAAAAGAGAAATTGAGTAACAGCGAGAAAAAACGCATGACAGAAATTGTTGAAGAGTTAAACGGTAAAATGACAGGTTTAAACTTAGTTTATGACGATCAAAAAAATATTTTATCTGAAATGCCTGGAACAATTCAACAACAAGTTGATGCCTATAATGCTTTAGATGAAGCTTCTCAAGCTCAAGAAAACATTAATCAAATGTTAAAAGAACGAAATAATAATGAAGCGAAGCTGATGGAAATCAATGCCGCTATAGAAAAATGGAATCAGACATTAAAAGAATCTGGCGGGAATACAAAAGAAGCTCGTGAAAATATTGAAAAGTTGGGCGAGCAAGAGCAAGTGTTAAAGGGCGTTCAACAGGAATTGACGAATGAAATTATAAATATAGCTAATGCCCATGAACAATCAATGCAGCGTGCAAGCCAAGCTGTGGAAAATGGTGTGTTAAATCAAACAGTTTCATACAATGCTTTAAGTGGTAAGACGAAAGAAACAATGGATGCAATGCGTTCAGAATATTCATCACTTGAAGAAAAAGTAGGGAGCGCCTTTGATGTTATCCAGCAAAAACAAGCTATTTCAGTTGATCAAATGGCTGAAAATTTACAAAAAAATCAAGAAGCTGTTAGCCAATGGAGCACTAATATTGCTACATTAGCACAACGAGGGGTAGATGAAGGTCTTTTAGAGCAACTAAGAAAAATGGGGCCAGAAGGTGCTGCTCAAGCAGCAGAATTAGTTAATTCTTCAGACGAACAATTACAACGCTTAAATGATGTTTATCGTAATACAGGCGAAACTTCCATGAACGCAATGAAAGAAGGTTATCAGTTAGGTAAAAATGGTGTAAATGAGGAAATAGCAAGCTTAATCCCAACACAAAAAGATACATTAATGACACAAATTAAGAGCACCGATTTTAATAGCGTTGGTCTAAGTGTAACCGAAAACTTTAAAGCAGGTATTGAGAACGGGCGTACAGCAGTCGAAGAAATGACCAAAGGAATTGTTCCTAAAGTCGGGGAAGACATGAAAGGGGAAGTCCAAAAAGCTGATTTCAGAGGTATTGGTAAGTCCATTCCTCAAGGATTAGAAAAAGGTGTTGACGACGGCAAAGGAGTTCCTGTAAAAACATCTAATCAAATGATTGATGATATTGTTTCTGGTGCCAGAAAAGGTTTAGATTCTCACTCTCCTTCTCGTGTATTTCACTCAATTGGTGAAGATGTTGATTCTGGATTATCAAACGGTATCGAACAAAACGCAATGAATCCAGTAAGAGCTGTTGAGTCTATTGTTGATAAAATAATTTCTGCAATGGATAAATTGCCATCAGAAATGAATTCTATCGGAGCAAATGCAATTGATGGATTGACTAATGGTATTAACGCCAATGCTAATAGTGCTTTAGCTGCAGCAAGAGGTGTGGCAGATCAAATTGTAAGTACAATGAAAAGCGCTATGGATATTCATTCTCCATCACGTGTAATGCGTGACGAAGTAGGTAAAATGATTCCTGCAGGAGTAGCGGTTGGTGTTGATAAATATTCAAACTTTGTAGAAAAATCTATGCAACGACTAAGTAAAAAAGTAGCCATGCCAGCGCTGGATAATTTAAATTCAAATCTGTCATTTAGTGGCGGAACACAAAGTTTAGCGTTTTCTGGAGATGTATCTTCAAAATTCACTGTGGAGGTACCTGTTATTTTCGATAGTTCAGAGGTTGCAAGGGTTATTGCTAAACCAATGAGTAAAGAATTGCAGAATCAACAAGATAAAAAGAATGTTTCTTTAGGAAGGAGGCGCTAAATGTTATACAACTTTATTGATGTAAATGAACAACAAACAAAAGCCTCTTTGCCTTCGGAAGCCATGAATTTTAATGGTTCCTTTTTAGAAGATTTAGTTCCAGGTTATAGAACATTATCTGTTGTTGGAAGAGAGTTAGCTCCTACTGAGATACAAAGCTACCAGTTGGGAATTCGTGATGGAATGCGACATGTTTATGCTCGTATTCCGGAAAGAGAATTAACGGTTAAATTCAAAGTTGAGGCTAACTCTAACGAAGCGTTTAGGGATTCTTTTAACAGACTAAACGTTGCTTTGTTTACAGAAAAAGATGTACAGATTTGGTTTAATGATGAACCAGAAATGCTTTGGTCGGGTAGTAAATCAGACATTGATGCAGTTCCTGAGGGATTGAATCGAGTCGTTGGTACATTTACAATTTTGTTGAATAATCCATATAAATATACTCGAAGCGATGCTACTAGTGTTATGTGGGGTTCAACAGAAATAACGTTTCAGGCTAACTATCTTATGGGTAATACTGGATCAGGGGCTGTTGACTTACCAATTACGATTGAAGGCGGAGCATACTGGGGATCTACTATGATTACTTTTCAAAACCGTTCCTATTTAATGGGGGATAACGGTCAAGAAGTGAAACCAATTGAAATATATCCAACTGTTGAAGGGTTAAAAGTAAAACCAATTATTACTATAAAAGGCACTGGTAGAGGCGTGTGGATAAAAACTAGAAGTGATACTATTGATATTGGTGATTTTGATAAATCAGAAATAGTGATTGATACAGAACAGTTTAATATTACGAAAAATGGGAAGCCAATGATTCGTCCTATGAACGATTTTTATATTTATCCAAATGAGCCACTATACATCCAAGCGAAAGATAGTACTTTTAATCTAACTATTCGATATCCAAATCGTTTCTTATAGGAGGTGTTGCTAAAATATGTTGATGGCAATGGATTTAAAAAGAGAATACACGGCAGTTTTAGATAACGCTTATAATGTTGGATATGAAAAAATTGAAAACCAAATAGGTAATCTAGAATTTTCAATGCCGTTGGATGATCCTAAAAATGAATTTTTGCAAGAAATGTTATGGGTTGAACTAACAGATAATGAAAATGAATATATAGGATTATACCGTGTTATGCCTTCAACGGTTCGCAAAGATGCTAGTAACAATTCAATCACGTATACGGCAAATGAAGCCCTGTGTACTTTGCTAGACACAGTTCTTTTTGGTTATCATGAACTAGTGAATCGAAAAACGGTTGATGTTATTAACTATCTTTTGAATAAACAAAGGACAAAACACTGGGTTTTAAAAAAATGTGAATTCACTCGGTATTTTAGTTATGCATGGGAAAATGAAAATGGTCTCGCTGATGCCTTGTTTAGTATTCCTCAAGCATTTGATGAAGACTATATGTGGCAATGGAATACCAAAGTTTATCCATTCGAATTATCTTTAGTGAAGCCGCCAAAAGAACCTGTTGCTCGTATTCAAGAAGGATATAACATGCAAGGCTTTGAGATTGAAAGAGATCCTAACAATTTAGTTAATCGAGTTTATCCTTTAGGTGCTGGTGAAGGCGTCAATCAGATAAATATTAAATCGGTAAATAAAAATATTCCTTATGTAGAAGATGCAAAGTCTATAAAAGAACATGGTTTAGTTGAATATGTTTGGGTAGACCAACGATTCACAGTTCCACAAGCTTTAAAAGACAATGCAATCAACATGTTAAAAAAATGGGTACAGCCTAAAATTTCTTGGGATGTGACTGCGGCTGATTTATTGAAATTAACAGATGAACCTTTAAGCATTGATAAGTTAAGACAAGGAACTGTAATTATGATCAACACAGATGACTTTGGAAGTATAAATTTGCGTATTAAAAAAGAGACAAAACAGGATGTATTTGGCGCACCACAAGATATTCAGCTAGAGCTTGGTAATTTATCTGAAGATTTTACTACGACAATGTCTGATTTGAAACGTAAACAGGAAATAAATGAGACGTATTCGCAAGGTGCAACGAATATTTTGAACTACAGTTATCAAGATAACTGCGAAAAGGCATACCCAGCAGAAATTGAATTCTTCTTAGATGATGATGTTTTTCATGTAAATACTGTGGAACTGACTTTTAAAACTAAGCGCTATCGTGGTTATACAAAAGCCGTAAAAGGCGGAGGAGCTACAGTAAAAAGTACGTCAGCTGGTGGAGCTTCAACACAAACGAGTTCAGCTGGTGGTGGAAGTGTCGTTTCAAGTTCAGCTGGAGGAGGCTATTCTAGCGGATCCACCACAGGCGGCGGAGGAGGTAGTATTCAATCTAGTTCTGTAAATGGACAAAGTTCTCAAACAAGTTCTGCTGGTGGAGATCATAATCACCTAGTTGCATCTAATAATGGTAGCACTGAATCAAGTGCATTTTATCGAGAAATGGATGCGGGGTCAGGTATGAGATTTAGACTGATGTCGACTGCATCAACAGATTGGTACACAAAGACGAGCTCAGGTAATCATACTCATAATGTGACTACACCGGCACATTCCCATACAGTGAATACACCTAACCATAGTCACAATTTTAATATTTCTATACCAAATCATACACACAGTATGTCGGTTCCTAGTCATAGTCACCAAGTAAGAATACCAGCACATACACACCAAATTACCTTGCCTGATCATAGTCATCCATTAGAATGGGGAATTTATGAGGCACCAAGTAGCGCAACTAGTGTTGATATAGTTGTAGATGGCACTACCATTCCAGTTCATGATACTAGCCAACAAAGACTAAACATTGTTAATTACCTTAGGAAAACTAGTGGCGGTAAGATTTCTAGAGGTAATCATACAATCAAGATAATACCTAACAAACTTGCACGAATCGAAGCGCAAGTTATTTGTCGTGTTTTTATACAATCACAATTAGGAGGACAATTTTAAATGAGATTAACAGTAAAACTAATTAGCAAACAAGAAGAATTTATAATTAATGATGAATCAGGTAAAACGTTAGATGATTATTTTGCAGAACTGATTGATAATAGTTCGCCATTCATCAAGATAGGAAATCGTATTTTACAAAAAGCCACGATTGAATACATTAATGCAGAATAGGAGTGATAAACATGGCTATCGAGCAAATTAAAGAAACCGACACATTGAATCAAGGTCGAATTAAAATTAATGCGATTTTGGATCAATCAAATGCTTCATCTGAAAAAGTGGATGCGTATCAAGAAGAATTAAAAAACGGCGTTGACGATGCGAAGAAAATAGCTGATACCGCTGGTAAAGAGGCAATTAAAGTTGCTGAAGAAGCAGGGGCTCAAGCAAATGCAACGGCGAACCAAGCGATGGATAATGCTAATACAGCAATTACGATTGCAGGAAATGCAGTTTCAACGGCAAATAATAATAAACAAGAATTCGATGCTCTAAGGAATGATTTTGACAAGTTGGTCGGTGAAGCAGGTGATAGTAACCCTGAAATCGTACAAGCTAGAACAGATACTCAAGGAGTAACGCAACCGACATTAGCGACTCGATTACTGGTTGATTTTAACGATCGTATGACTAAATCGGAAGGTGTATCATTACTGTCAGGAACAACAAATGTAAAAATTCCTATGGATTTTTCTGGGAAAACGGCAGGTAATACAGCAACTAATGCGCATCAATATTTTACGGATGTAACTGCTAAATCGCTGAAAAAACCAAAAGATATATGGAATGAAGTTTCTCAAGCAGAATACAATAAATTAGTAAGCCGTGATGATTCTGGAGTAAGTAGTGGTTCAACACAAACTGGAGCTATCCCACAACAGTTAGGTTCATTCAATGCTTTAGAAGCTGCAAAAAAATTAATTCCTCAAATTTTCGAAGGATTAAATCAAGAAGAAGCGGTATCTTTATTAAAAGATAGCTTTGTAGCTTTCACTATTAGCGAACGTGCTAAAGCAACTTCGCCAAACAACAAAACAATTAAAGTTTCTACTTACATTGAGTCAACAGATTCATGGGCAACTCAAATCCAAGAAAGCGCTGGAGAGTATAAAGATATATCAGCGCAAATAACAGACAAGAATTTCATTACTAGCGAAGGGGTTATATATCTAATTAATTATACAGATCCATCGAATGGAGTAACAACAGCTAATTTAGATATAGACTATTCAGCTATTCAATTAGAAATTAGTGTTAATGTCCAAGACGTTTTAGAAAAAAGTGGGTTTGTTAAATCAAAACAATTAAATGATCATGTAGACGATAAAGAAAATCCACATCAAGTGACAGCTGAGCAAGTGGGAGCATATAGCAAGACTGATTCTACTGATCTATTTATTAACAAAACTGAAGCAGAAAATGGATTGTTTGTTGCTAAAAAAACAGTTGTTAACTCGCAAGATTGGGATAAAATTCTAGATGCAGGTATTTACACCGTTTTTGGAGCTTCTGGAGCAAACAGACCTTATTCGGGTGCAGCTTATGGTGCTTTAGTTGTTTATGCTGATAATACATTTGTAAGTCAAACGTATATGTATAAAGGTGAAACATACACACGTAGTCGTCAAGGCAGTCCAGCGACTTGGACACCATGGAATAAAATGCTTGTGGAAAAAGAACAACCTTTTGAAGCTTGGTATTCGCCTGGCACTAATCATCCTGGATTCAAAAATAAGGCAAGATACAACTTAGGATCAGAATTTAGCAACGTAGGGCAACGACTTGGATTACCTATGAAAAGCAATCCCTTAGAATGGAATAGTGGTCGATGGCAAGCAAAAGTGCTTAGAGACTGCAAGTTAAATGTAAGTGGAACTGTAAAATATCAAGTTGGCGGTTCGAGAGGTGTTCTATATGCTTATACTCATATAGATAAGGGACTAGATGCCGGGGCAAGTGACTTAGGTATTGGAGCGGCAGTCGGAGCTGTTGGCGGTTTGAATTATCAAAATGTCGTAGCCTTTGACTTAAACGTCACACTAAAAAAAGGCGAGTATTTTGCGTTTCGTTTAGAATTAGCAGCAGATAAGCAACTTGACTATACTCAACTATCGTCGATGCATATTACAGAATTAGTATAGAGATTGAATTTTAAAATGAAGCCGTTTAGAAAAAAGCTAAGCGGTTTTTATTATTGGAGGAATGATTTTGTCAAATGAAATAGTTGTTGCTGTAATAGGATTAGTAGGCAGTACAGTTGGTGCATTTATTGGAGTTGTAGCTAGTGCCAATTTGACAGCTTACAGGATTGAACAGCTAGAAAAGAAAGTAGAAAAACATAATGGGGTAATTGAAAGAACCTTTAAATTAGAAGGTCGAATGCAAGAAGCGGAACATGACATAATAGAATTAAAAGGAGCAAAAAAATGATTCTACCAGATAAGTATTACAAAATCATCAAATGGGGAGTGCTTACTGTGCTTCCTGCAAGTTCTGTTTTGGTTGCCACACTAGGCAAAGCCTATGGATGGCAGCAAACAGATATGGCTGTTTTAACTATCAATGCCATTGCAACTTTTTTAGGAGTAGTAACAGGTGTGTCAGCATATAATTTAAAAGACAAGGAGTAAACGAATGAAAAAGAAAATTTTAGTTGGAGCGCTTGTCGCTCTATTTTTTATGCCTTTAAATGTATTTGCTGCAAAAGGAGAACAAGGTGTGGATTGGGCGATTTATCAAGATGAACAAGGTCGTTTTGGCTATGCGCATGATAAATTCGCTATTGCCCAGATTGGTGGCTACAATGCTAGCGGTATTTATGAACAATACACATATAAAACGCAAGTAGCAAGTGCTATTGCTCAAGGTAAACGTGCGCATACCTATATTTGGTATGACACTTGGGGAAACATGGACATTGCCAAAACAACAATGGATTATTTCTTGCCACGTATTCAAACGCCTAAAAATTCCATTGTTGCCTTAGATTTTGAACATGGAGCTAGTCCTGATGTAAACGCAAATACAGAAACGATTTTGTATGGTATGCGCCGTATCAAACAAGCAGGATATACACCAATGTATTATAGTTACAAGCCATTTACATTGCAATATGTGGATTATAAGCGAATCATCAAAGAGTTTCCTAATTCTTTATGGATTGCTGCATATCCTAGTTATGAAGTAACACCAAGTCCATTGTATGACTATTTTCCAAGTATGGATGGTATTGCAATTTGGCAATTTACATCTACTTATATTGCAGGCGGCTTAGATGGTAACGTAGATTTAACAGGAATTACGGATAGTGGTTATACAGATACCAATAAACCAGAAACGGACACGCCAGCAACAGATGCAGGTGAAGAAATCGAAAAAACACCGAATTCTGATGTTAAAGTCGGCGACACAGTTAAAGTGAAATTTAATGTAGATGCATGGGCAACTGGTGAAGCTATTCCAGATTGGGTGAAAGGAAACAACTACAAAGTGCAAGAAGTAACTGGAAGCAGAGTATTGTTAGAAGGTATCCTGTCATGGATTAGCAAAGGCGATATTGAATTATTGCCAGATGCAACAATTGTTCCCGATAAGCAACCAGAATCTACTCACGTAGTTCAATATGGTGAAACATTATCCGGCATTGCTTACCAATACGGTACTGACTATCAAACCTTAGCTTCGCTAAATGGGTTGGATAATCCAAATCTTATTTACCCTGGACAAACTTTGAAAGTAAATGGATCAGTAGTAAGCAATGTTTACACAGTTCAATACGGTGATAATTTATCAAGTATTGCATCTAAGCTTGGTACGACATACCAAGCTTTAGCACAACGAAACAGGTTAACTAATCTTAACTTGATTTATCCAGGGCAAACATTAATTTATTAGGAGAGTGGCAGTATGAAATCAGAAATAAAGTCAAGTCCATAATCCTGTGTAAAATAC